CGCCAGAAATGCCTGCTCTCGTTAGTAGGCTGCTGAAACCAGCGAGCAGGATTGATGGCCTACAGCAACACGGTATCACAGACAGTCTTCAACACGCGGAAGGCGATCGAAAACGCCATCCGCCGCTGCAAGATGCCTGCCGAAAGCATTACGGCCGAATACGTCGATATCGCGAACGACCAGCTCTACCTGCTGCTGTCGGATCTTGCCAACATGGGCGCGCCGTTGTGGTGCATCGAGAAGCAGATCCTGCCGCTGTACGATGGTGAGGGCTACATCACCCTTGACACCAAGATTGTCGACATCCTCAACAGCAACCTGCGCCAGCTCCAGTCGGTCACCGGCACAAACACCACGACATCCACCACGCGCACCATCGCCTTCAGCGGCGACACATTCGTCACGACGGTCGGCGTGCGCTGGACGGCGGCTTCTGTGCCTATCGCCCTCGAGCGCTCAGTGGACAACATCGTCTGGACGACAATTCAAACCGAAACGCCCGTGGCCATATCAGGGGAGTGGACTTGGTACGATCTCGACAGCAGCATCGCCACACTGTATTTCCGCGTGCGGGCCACCAGCGGCACTCTAAACTTCAGCGAGATATACACCGGCAACACGCCGACCGAGATCCCGCTGGCGCGCATGAACCGCGACGACTACACGAACCTGCCCAACAAGAGCTTCCAATCAAACCGGCCGCTGCAGTTTTGGTACGACCGCTTGATCCCAAATCCCGTAATGAGGCTCTGGCCTGTGCCAAACAGTGGCGCGATTACGTCGCAAATCGTCCTGTGGGTGCAGCGCTACATCATGGACGTGGGGACGATGACGCAGGAGATCGAGGTGCCGCAGCGCTGGTACGAGGCGATTGTGGCCATGCTGGCGGCAAAAATGGCGCTGGAGATCATGGAAGTTGACGCTGGCTTGATTTCGCTGCTCGACGCCAAGGCGGAGCGCGCTCTGTACGTCGCGCAGGCCGAGGAGCGCGACAACAGTCCGATGATGATGGCGCCCAACATCGCGGTGTACACGCGATGAGCGTGTATCTTGACACTCGCGGCAGGACTACGCTCGCCATCGGCATTTGCGGCCGCTGCAGCCGCAAGTTCAGCCTCGATGACCTGTACAGCGACCCGAATTACCCCGGCCTGAAAGTGTGCAAGGTCGATATGGACGACTACGACCCGTATCGCCTGCCTGCACGGCAGCCAGAGAAGATTTCTTTGATGTTTGCACGCCCTGATACGCCGATTGGCACTGATCCGCTGGGTCTCCCCACTGAAGATGACAGCTATTTCCTCATCACTGAGGATAGCGACTTCTATCTGGAGCCATAAATGACCACTGTTCCTTCAAATCTGGTTCCGACCCGCATCACGAGTCTGCCCGAGTATACGGGCCTTAGCACGGCTGGATATTTGCCTTATGTTCTCGGTGGCGTCACCTACAAGGTGCAATTCAGCAACATCGCGGCTGTCGGCGCGGTGCCGTCGACGCGCACGATCACTGGCGGAGGCGGCCTCACTGGCGGCGGCGATCTGTCTGCTGACCGCGTTATATCTATCGCTGCTGGTGGTGTTGGCTTTAGCCAGCTTGCTGACAGCGGTGTCACCGTGGGCACCTACGGCGATGCGACGAACATTCCGGTCCTGACTGTTGACATCAAGGGCCGCGTCACCGTCGCCAGCATCACGCCGATCAACCTCGCCGCATACGTCCCCACCTCGCGCAGCGTCTTGGCGGGCGCGGGTCTGACGGGCGGCGGCACGCTGGCGGCGGATCGCACCATCTCGATGATCCTATCGACTGCGCTGCCGCAGTCCGGTGGCGTGCCCAGCGCGGGCGCGAACAGCGTCGCGGCACGCGAAGATCACGTCCACCCGGCGGTGGACTTGTCCGATACCACTGAGACCTCTGGCGTGCTCCCCATGTCTCGTGGAGGCACCGGCAGCAACCTATCCCCTGTTGCCGGTGCCATACTCTACAGTGACGGCTCGAACCTCAACGTGTCCAATCCGGGCAACGTCAATCAGGTGCTGTTCTCGGACGGCACGGCGGCCCCGACGTGGCGCGCCATTACGGCCGGCACGACTGGCCTGAGCTTCAACATCTCCGGCATCGACTGGGTGCTCGGCGGCACGCTGGCGATTGCCAACGGCGGCACGAACGCGACGACGGTGCCGACTGCGCGCGTTAACCTGCTGCCCAGCTACAGCGGCAATGCAGGTAAGGCGCTGGCCCTCAACTCTGGCGGCACTGATGTCGAGTGGATCTCGATCTCGGGCGCGGGCACTGTCACCAGCGTCGGCGCCAGCGGTGGCACGACCGGCCTGACGTTCAGCGGTGGGCCGATTACGTCAGCCGGGACGCTGACACTGGCTGGCACGCTGGTCGCGGTCAACGGCGGCACGGGCATTATCACTTATGGCGTTGGCGATCTGCTCTTTGCCAACACGACGACGAGCCTCAACAGGTTGGCGATTGGCGCGTCGACTTTCCTGCTGGCGTCGAACGGCACGACGCCGGCTTACGTCAACCCGTCGACGGTGACTGTGGGCAACGCGACCAACGCGGTTACTGCCACGACTGCCACCACGGCGACGACCGCGACGACGGCGACGACCGCCACCAACATTGCAGGCGGCGCTGCTGGCTCGGTCCCATATCAGAGCGGCGCAGGCGCGACGACGTTCTTGGCGTCTGGCACGGGCGTGCTGGTCAACGCCGGCGGCAACCCCAGCTACAGCATGACGCCCTCGCTGACGCAGGTGACGGTGGCGGGCAATCCGACCGTCGCTCTGCAAGTGGCGACGAAGCAGTATGTGGATACGTTGATTGCCAGCGGCGTTCACTTTCATGCGCCGGTGCGGGTTGAGGCACCGCTGAACCTGAACGCGACGTACAACAACGGCACTGCCGGTGTCGGCGCCACGCTGACCAACGCCGGCACGCAGCTTGCACTGGTCATTGACGGCGTGACGGTGAGTGTTGCTGATCGCGTCTTGGTTTACGAGCAGACCGATCCGACGCAGAACGGCATCTACGTCGTGACCAACGTGGGTTCAGTCTCGACCAACTGGATACTGACGCGCTCCAGCGACGCGGACACTTACGTCATCAACAGCGCGGCTGGCCTGAGCGAAGGCTCGACTGTATTTGTCCAGCAGGGCACAACCGGCGCGGGTGAGACCTACACCTGCAACACCTCGGGCGTGATCACGTTCGGCACGACGGCCATCACCTTCGTGCAGATTTCCGCGACGCAGATTTACAGCGCGGGCACCGGCCTGACGCTGACCGGCACCACCTTCAGCCTGACATCGCCTGTAGCCACAACGCTGGGCGGCACGGGCCTGACGAGCTTCACGACGAACGGTGCGGTGTTCGCCACGTCCACCAGTGCTTTGACGACCGGCACGCTGCCTGTTGTCTCGGGCGGCACGGGGCAGACGACGTTCACCAACGGCGAGTTGCTGATCGGCAATACCACCGGCAACACGCTGACCAAGGCGACGTTGACGGCGGGCACGGCCATCAGCATCACAAACGGCTCTGGCTCAATCACTGTCACGAACAGCGCGCCCGATCAGGTGGTGAGCATCACCGGCGGCACGAACATCAGCGTCACCGGCACATACCCCAGCTTCACTGTCTCGGCCTCTGGCGGCGGCACTGTCACCTCGGTGGATGTTAGCGGTGGCACCACAGGCTTGACGTTCAGCGGCGGCCCGGTGACGGCTGCGGGCACGATCACGATGGCCGGGACGCTGGCCATTGCCAATGGCGGCACGAACGGCACGAACGCCCCGACTTCCGGTGGCGTTGCCTTCGGCACGGGTACGGCTTACAATTTCACGAGTGCTGGCACTGCCGGCCAAGTTCTGGTATCTACCGGGGCGTCAGCGCCCGCGTTCGGTGGTATTGACGGAGGAACCTTCTAGTGGCGGCCACAAACTTTACGCCGATCCAGCTCTATCGCTCGTCCACGGCAAGCGCGGTGCCGCTTGCCGCTAACCTTGCGGCGGGCGAATTGGCGATCAACACGGCTGACGTGGCGCTCTTTGCCGAGAACTCGGCGGGCACCGTCAAGCGGATCATGAACAACCCGGCCGGCCTGCTGTATCCGATTACGGACGGCACTGCTGGTCAGGTCAT